AATAGCGGTATTTTATATCGACGGAAATTTAAAGAATAACAATCCACTCAATTTGAGATCAGTGTGCCTCAATTGTCGAGTTGAAGTAGCAGCCAGTAAACTGCCGTGGCGAGAAAGTCCTATTACACCAGATTTTTAAGATCTGAATATAGGTCTTCAATCGACCCGTTATTGTCAATGATAAAATCAAAGTCAGTCTGCGCCCAGCTGTATTCGCTGGCATGAATGTCTGGATACACTGATGGCATTTTAGACGGGTCTACTTTGGCCAGACTGAACCAAGTTGGATCTGTACCTCGAGCTATTCTAATCACACGGCCGCCGGCCCTGCGTATGCTGGTAATTTCGTTGGGGAAACGACAATCACTGATAACAATATTATCTTTGGCATTTCGAAGTTTATTTTCCAAACTGGCGATCCAAATATCATCGTGAAAGCCGCGGCGGCATACTTCCGTGCCCCATAATTGTAAAATTAATCTAGGAGTTAAATTTGGCATGTCCATACGGTCAGCCCACCATGGATCAATTTGTTCTCGCCATTCGCGGGCTTGTTTGGTACGACCTTCCAGTAGTTCACGATCCCAGCCAAATACTGAGGCCACTGCGTCTTTAAGAGTAGAAGCAAAGCTGTCCCGACGAAATTCGTGAAAATTACACAGATAATCTGCGGCTGTGTCTTTACCGCTACCAATTAAACCACATAGACCTATGATCATAAATTACTCCTATACTGTATTATACAACAGGAGTGTATTGGCTGTCAATGTTTAGATTAAGCTAACTCATCAAAAAGATAAACTTTCACCATCTTATTCGATTTTAATGCTTGCGCTACTCTATGATGACCATCCAAAATATACAGTTTTTGCATGTCTTTTAGTACAACGGGTCTATCTTGATATTCGGGAAACATTGCTTCATCGCTGCCATAATCGCTTAACCAATCTTGAGTAGCAGTCAATGTTTTAGGATTAACTGCTACAAGTTCAGGTTTAACTCCATCGTCGATTAGTTCTTCAACAACATCTACTAACTCAAACGAGTCGGTGTACTGATATGAATACGGTTGCATTGTTCTAGGATCATAGGGGCCGCGATACTTGTCCAATGGCAGAGTAGTATCTCTGTAATCTGACTCTCTTAGTAATTCACTAATCTTCATATTAACCGATAACCCAGGTCAATGGCTGCGATCCATCAACATAATTTTTTAGATCATCTTCGAGTTGAGCCATTTCTGCCGCAGACTCTGCCATCAGTGCTGCACCGTTTAGTGTAGTACCGCCCTGTGGTCCAGCCAAAGTGCTGAACTTGCCTCGAGCCTGGCCCAGTATGCTTTTGGCAAATGCCAGTGCGTATTCTTGTAACCACGGATAAACCAATGGATCACTTAATAGCATACTGTCGGGTTTCTGATTGAAAATCCAAAGCAACACGCTTTCCATATTGTTGGTTCCAGAGTCGTAATCCGGAATCCAAGCTGTGGTTTTCTGTAAGTCGCTGCCAGTTACTGCAACTGATCCCAACGTTTGATTGGCTACCACTGTCACTATGGTACTGGTAGGGTCAATGGTCACAACTCTATACTCAGCGCCGTAGCCGCGAACTGGGCAGTTTTGAATATAAATGCTGGAATCTGGCCGGATGCTGGTCTGCGGTGATTGTAAAACTATAGTAATTGTAGAACCTGCGGCGAGCCCACTGGCAGTCAATGAGTTTAATGGCACTGTGGTTCCGTCATCATACGGTATTTTTCTCACCAATGTTAGCTTTTTGGTAACACGATTCCAAGTATAGTTTATGTAGCCACCAAACATGGTCATGGCCAGCTCTTGGTATTGTGCAAACAATTCATAGCTCAGCAGACCACCAACACGACCAGCCACCAACATGTAAGTGTTTAAGTAGCCCGAAGAAAACGGTTCAAATTGACTGGCTGTGGATCCGGGAGAAGCGCCAATGCCTCTGCGGAAAATCTGCCTAACTTCCATGATGTAGTTGGGCAAAATATATTCTTGTACATTGGGAATCAAGTCTAAGAATGCGTAACTTTCTTCCACTGCATTTTGTGCCTTTTGGCGATACTTTATCAATGCTTGTTTGATGGCCAGATCGTAGTGTTCTTTGTCCAGCTCGATGTCTACGATTTGATCGCCCAGTCTCAAACGAATGTAATCAATCATGTCATTTCTGAGCTGATTGAGTGTTTGAATTTGTGGGTTGGCTGCAATTGCACTCTCGGTGCTGATGGAGCCTGGGCCGCCTAAGTCTTGTGTTCTAAGGCTAAAGTCGCCTTTTAAGTCGGGTTGAATAACTGTTGACATATGAAAAGAGTCCTATTAACCATATTTAGCTAATAGAACTCTTTATGTTATGCAACTTTGAGTAACACAATGTCTGTGCTGATTCGACCGTTCATTTTAGTTTCTGTGGCTTTGATCTCGTCAAGAAATTTGCGCAATTGAATCTTGCCCGATTTTGCAAAATCTTTGAGAGTGTCAGCCGGTTTACGCAATGTTTTGCACACTGACTTGGCTTCGTCGAATCCCACCAAACTGGTTCCTTTTACTCCCAAAGGTCCTTGTATGTTGTCTGCAATATATTTGCCCAGCTTGCGAGTTTTGATGTTGTACACCCACAACTCATTTGCTCCAATAATATCAGCAGGATTCATACTGACCAGTTTCAATACTGCGTCAGTTTTGCAGTACTTGAGTTTGGCTATGACCTTTTCTTTGCTAGGTGCTTTCTTAACTCTAGCTTTCTTTGTGGCTTTCTTTACGCCGCGATACTGTTCAACTGCGGCCAGCAGTGCGTCGATCCACGCAATAATCCGCTTGAAATCAGCGGCCTTATAGTGTTTATATCCCTCGGTCAATTGGGCATCTTCTTTGCTCTGTGCTGCCTCAAGTTCAGCTCGTCGGGCAGTAAACAATGTTTCGTACTTGCCCAATTGGCTTTGAACCACATTGTTGCCGGTCAAGAAGTCATAGGGCTTGAATGCTGTTTTATTATTCAAACAGACATCGTCGTACATGCCCTCAAGCTCTCCGATAATTTCGCTGGTTTTCTCATTGAGACGGTCTTGAATGGTAGGGGTGTATGCTTTTACAGCTGAAGAAGTTATTTCAACTGCTTCGGGTTCTGCTTCTGAAATTGCCGCACGGATAACTTGTTTTAGGAAGTCAGTGTGTCGTGTACGGAAAATCATTCCCTGACGGCGGGCCATAATCAGACTACAGGCTGTCATTGGAATTGCACGATCTGCCGCACGATCAAATGCTTTGACTTCTTCTTTGGTAAACTCAGTGGGCATGGTTTTAAGCCATTCTACCACATACTTCTTACAATCCTTTTGATTGTAGTAATAATTGTAGTAGTAGAAGCTACGGCGAAGGAAGTTATCAAACTCGCTGTCTTCCCATTCTGCTGCTTCTTCTGGCCATTCGGGCTCGCCGCCAGTGTATTTTTCGTCTGCAAATGCTGCATTACGAACTTTGGGTGCTTTAATTTTAATCTTGATGCCGGCTACTGTTGCCATATGCTTGCTCCTTTTTAACACGGCCAATACGGCCTGCTTTATTCCAATCGTAGACTTGACCGTCTGGGGTCAATCCCTCACTGACTGAGTCTACACCAAATTTACCACATACTTCAAAGTCTGGGCCTTTGATGGTCACAAATTCGTTCATCATCTTGGCAACATTCATCGCTTCACCGAGTGTGAGCGTTTTGAATGTTTCTTCTTTTCCTATTATTTTGTACATACTTGTATTGTAGCATCAGCACGAATTACCGTCAACCAAATTGGAGGGCGGACATTACTACCCATTGGTCAAGTGTATGTATGCAGTCCTTGAGACTATTTTCTAATTCTGTATACTTTGGTGTTACTTTTTTGAGGCGTCTGCATTCCACGCTTTCTCGATCCAATGCCACAAGTGCATACTTGCAATTTATGTAGAACTTATACAGCTGACTTTTTGCCCGGGCGTTTTTGGTAGTCTGCACTATTTTGAACAGTTCTTCAATTTGATCCTTGTACTCTTCCATAACAGTAATTATACTGTCTTTGGATTTTATCGTCAATCCTGCCATAAATACTACATTAGCGAGACCATATATGCCAAGACTCAGCATGTGGCGTGAAAACCACAGTAACGATTACAATTTTTTTGAT